ACAAGCCGTCAATCTCATCCACCCACACGACGCATGGTGACACGGCCTTGGCTGTAGCGAACGCCGTCCGCCAGTTGCGCTCCGACTCACCGACCAGTGAACCGAACAGCCGGCCAGCCTCAAGCCTGAGCAGTGGCAGGTTGAACACCGTAGCCGTAGCCGTAGCGGTAAGGCTCTTGCCTGTGCCAGCCTGACCGCAGCACAGCAACGGACGCGGAGTGGGCAGCCCGTATTCCTTTGCCGCCTTGGTGAACATGTTCCGCTTGGAATGCAGGTCAGACTTCAGTAGGTCAAGCCCACCGATGTCAGACAGTGACACCTTGTTGGTGACAATCTCAAGGATGCCATTCTTCTTGATGGTGTCTGCCTTGATGCGGGAAACAACGGACGCTGCAATCTCCCCATTTTCCACTACTGAATACGCAGCGGCATCACTTGCCTCACTGGTAGTCAGGCCGGACATCGCATCAAGGATGGCGTCCGTGTTGCCGTTGAGTATCTGGTTGGCGGACTTGGCCACCGACTCAGCCACGCAGCGCAGCTCATCCCTGGTGGGCAGCGTGAACTCGATGACCGTGACTTCCTTCTCCAGCTCAGGCGGGAGATGCAGCACGCAGCCCATGATGATGAGACAACGGTTGCTTGCACGTCCCACGCTGATGGCTTCCTTCAGCTTGCGAATCAGCAGCGGAGGTGGACTCTTCAGGAACAAGTGGAAGTCCTTCAGGATGACGATGGACTTGTTTGGGATGTGCGTCCCTTCAGGTTCCGACGTAGTAGGGTTGACGTTGTGCGCAATGAACGCGGTCAGCATGGCCAACGGGTCAGCCGTCTTGTCGATGGTTTCACCTTCGCTGTTGGTCAGGCCGGACGTGATAGTCCACTGCCATACCTCGTATGCCTTGCCGTCCTTGCACTTGATGTCCTTCGCTGCGGACAGGATGGTTGATGTGATGCGGTCCTCTTCGTGAGTGACTGCATACAGTGCGGCGTATCCCGCACTGATGTAGGTGGTGAGTTGATTCATAAGTTTTACTCTGTTAGCATCCGCAGTAACTGTCCCCCCAATCGCCGCCGTTGCGCTTTGCGTCTCCGTAACTAAACGAGCAGCCGCATTCCCAGCACCGCTTTTCAGGTGAAGCATGTCTCGGCTTCACTGGTCCGGCTTGCGCTACGATTGCGTTCGCCTTCTCCAACTGGTCCGGCATCACCATCCAGACCTTTGCGTTCCCGTCCCATCGGGCACCGCATTCAGTGCGGAGCCTGTCTTTAACTGGGTAGGTGTTTCCGATTACCTTGACTCTCTGTTGTGTAGTAGCTGTCGATGTGTTCATAAGTTTCTTTCGTTGCCCCGTCGTTAGTTAATCCACCCCGGCAGTGAGGCGTGCCTGCCGGGGTGAAAGTGATTACTCGTCTTCGGAACTGCCTGACTCCTTAAGGAATCCGGAGTGCGCGGATCTTGCCAGCTCGATGAACTCATCAAGACCAACCTCATCCATGTCTTGGCAGTGCATTGCGTGGAGGATATCGTTCATCAGATCCTGGACCAGTGCCGGGTCTATACCCTGCCTTGGTGGACTGTGATTAACCGCTGATGCGTAACTCTCAAGCGCATTGAATGCGCGGTCAGCACGGACTCCGTTCGTGTTTCCATTTCCATCGTCCAACCAATCCGCTCGGAATGGTTTCATCATAGGTCCACCTTCGGTTCATGCCGCACGTCAGCCCATACATCCCGCTCCCACTGGAGCAGACGCTCACGGTTCACCGACCTACGCACTGCACCCTTGAATCTGCCGAGCAGAATCCTGCACTCCCATCGGCAGACCCATTGACGTGTCCAGATGGAACACGCCCCAACCTCACCGAACAGACGACGGAGGATGCGGAATGCAATGCGCAGCGGGATGTTGACCGGCACGATCTCAGAGAATCGTTGCCGCGATTTGTTTACAGCCACCGGGAATGGTGGTGGATTCAGGAACTCAATGCGCCCGTCCTGCTTGAGCTTGATGGTGTGGTGCTTCATGACGTTACCCTTACTGCTCGGTATTCATTCTTCCTGTAGCCGAGATGCCATGCCGATTGAATCAGGTCATCAATCTCTGCGATGGCTTCCTTCTTTGTGTCGAACCGTATCGGCTGACCATCAACCGACCACTCAGCATCTGCCCATCCAGAGCAGTAGAGATGTTCGACCATCCATTTCTTTTTCATGACGTTGCCTTTGGTTTCTTTGGGTATATGACCTCATGGGTGAGCACTACTCCTGTAAGGTTGCGACTCGCCAGCTCGCGCCTTGCAATCAGCTTGGATGTGAACGGACCCAGTATCACTCCGTTGATTGTCCGGATTACATAGGTGTGCAGTCTTCTCATGCCCCACCTCCAATCTGCTGACCCGTCTCGTTCTGCTGGTAATACTCAGGCTTGAGTTCACGGTCAGGCTCACGAAGACCAAGCCCCTCTTCCAGTTTCTTGGTGGCCTCAAGACAGGACGCACCTTCGTACCCTTCAGCGGATAGCGTGAGCTTGCCGGTTTGTTTGTTGATGATGCAGCGTATGGTTTTCATGCTTCATTCAGGGTCAGCACCAAGTTTCCCTCACTGTCCGTTGACTGGTCCAGCATCATCCCGTTGGCGTCCGCAAACTGGCGGATGTAATGGGACTGGTATTCGGTCATCAGCTTCTCGGCTGAGTCACCGATGCACTTGGAGATCTTCTTGCCACTGCCAAAGAAGTCCCACACCAGGGAGTAGCCTTCGCCATCCCTGCGTTTGACTACACCGATCTCATAGTCAACGCCGTCCATGTGGATGGCGTGCTCGCACTTGCCGTAATCCTTCGGCGGGATTCCGTTCTTGTAGGCTGCGTCCTGCTGCGAGTAGTCATCCTGCCATGACCCATACCAAGCATGGTTGGTCTGACCCTCCCGCCACCGCAACTGCGGGAACTTCTTGAGCGCCACCTTCAGGCACTCAAGGTCTGTGATTACAACTGCTGACGATACAACGTGGCTCATAGTTTTGATTCTTTCTTGGTGGTGGATTGCAGGTCTTTCATCAGCTTCTGGACTGCATCCATTTCAGCATTTGAAATGTCGCCGTCGAAGAGCCCGTCAGTGTAGGCGTCACACTCTTTTTCAGTGCGTGGTGCGCCCCTGAACCAGCGGGTAGCGCGGGCTGTGAATCTTGCGACACTCATACAGCATCCTTTGCCCACCGTTGGAAGTGAGTGGCTGATGTGAAGTACATCAGATAATCAAGCGAGCCATCAGAGAACAACTTCCGAACCTCTATCAGTTGAGTCGCGAAGAGGGCTGGAAGCGAGAACTTGAATGGTTCCTGAGCGTCCACGATTTCCGCAGTGAACATTCCGTATTCCGCACCACGAGGATCTACCTTAGTGAACTTCATGGGCGGTGGTTTGAATCCGACTTGAACTAACGTGTCATTGGTTATCATTGTCTTTCCTTTCTACATGCCAGTGATCATTTTCACTGCCAGTTTTATTGCGTCCATCTCAGGTGTGTAGATGGCACGCGGCGAGATGGACTCAGGCCGCGCCCAGATGTATGGCGGAGGTGGTGTCACCTTCCACTCGAAGCCCATCGCCTTGGCAAGCGTGGGTATGTAGCCCGTGCTGAAGTCAACCACCTCACCGGAATCCGGCAGGTAGATCCAGCAGTGCATCTCAGGTAGCGGGATGGCACCGGCTGTCGGCACCGCCTGCATCCGTGACTCAGCATTTGGATCCCCGTTCCACATGAATGAGAAGTGACTCATCTTCCCGTCGTCAGGTTGGACTGGTTGGAACACGAACGATGCGGAGCCAGCCATTGGCCAGCACCTGATGTCCGCATTGCATAGCTCAAGCAATCCGCAGTGCATCCAGTGCAGGCAGGACATCCCTGTCTTGCCTCGCTCGTCTCCATACCACCGGCTCATTCGTTGCTGGACCTGATGATAGATGGCGTCCTTCTCGGTATGGGTCAGCTTTCTCATCAGGCAAACTTCCTCGCGAACGGTGTGAACGTGGCGACGATGGACTTCGCCGTCGCGAGCGTGCTTGCCCTGACCTCGGCACTCTTACGCAAGTCATCAGGGTTGATGCCTGCCAGCCCCACCTTGGCAGCAGCCGCAGCCTCCGCCATCTTCGGGTCGTTGGCCAGGTTCAACGCCGGGATGAGGTCGATGATCTTGATCAAGTTGCCGATCATCGAGTCGTGAATCTTGCCCTTGTCCTTCGACAGTGTGGACACGATGGATTCAATCGGCGCAAGCAAGTCCTTGAACGCTGCCTCTTGCGCTTGGTCGAAGCCCTGCTTGAACGTCGTCTCCATAAGGGTTGCCATGTTCGGACTGATCATCGCAGTCCGTTTGATCTGCTCGGCCTCAGTCATCGGAACCGCAGTGACCTCACACTTGAAGCGAGCCATGCAATCCTGTTGTGACGGGAAGTCCGTCTCGTCATAGAAGGAACCCATCCGCTCCGGTGCCGATGCTTTCCACAGCGGGTACTCATCGTCCACCCAGTCCAGCCAGACCTTGGCTTGGTTGTCCTTGAACTCCTGATTGACGACCAGGAATTTCTCGACGAGCGCAGCCGGCAGAAGCTTCATGCCTGATGCGAAGGGATACCGTGCGTAGTTTTCCAGCGCCGTCTTCCATGCGGTCTGGAATTTCTTGAGCGTGGCCAGCCCGTCAACGTCCTTGCCTGCTACCTTCTGCTTGAAGTAGAAGCCCGACGTGCGGACGGTGCCCGTTGCTGCGTTGTTCTGCGTCTCAATCTGCGACGATGCAGCCTTGAGTTCCCGTGACTGACGAGGCATCCCGAAAGAGATGCCGACTAGCATTGTGGTTGGTGTGTTCATGTTGTTTTCTTCCGCCCTTGTTAGTTGTCCACCTACCTGCCGGGCGGGTAGCAGGTGTGTGGAAATTGGTTACGGAGTAGGGAGGTTGACCACCTTGTAAACCTTGTTGTCCAACCCCTCCCATTCCGTTGGCCCTACCCATGTGTGCTTCACGAATACAAGCTGGCCTTTCTTGTGCGTGAACTTGTCTGACATCAGCCTGCGCATGTGTGCCCGTCGCCAGTGTGCGCCACGTTCAATCTCCACATCAGTCGGACCACGCTTGTCACGCTGGCACCTGGTTGCGTGCTGCTTGTTGATGATACAGTAGTGGGTGTGCGCCTTCACCCATTGCACACTCCTGCCTGTCTGCTTCGGCGTCACGCTCATCACCACGTTCGACGGGTTCATGATGTCGAACACGGCACGCAGCATCACGCTCCTCATTCCGTGCGCTACGTCAGCAGCGGCGTCGGCCCCTTTCTCTGTGGACATGGTGCGCTCGGTGGCTTCGGTTCCGTCTTGGAATACGTTGATGCACATACCCCTGCTCTGTTCCCCTGTGAATCCAGCAAGGAAAACGCACTCATGCCCTCCCACCTTCATGGTTCCCCACAGTCCAAGCTTCGCCTTGGTTTCTCCAGCATCGGTTCTGGTATTGAAATCGTGCGCCATTGCATAGCTATAAGGCGTGCCCCATACGGTAAGCGTGCAGTCCGTGATACCTTCCGCCTGATAGGACGGCATACCATAGAGGATGGAGAATACAGGGAACGGCAGGCTCTTCGGCACGCGCTTGGTATCGTCAAGCACATGCTGTTCGCACCACTCAATCTCCATGTCCGTCAGTGGTGCAATCGAACCAAGCATGAACACTGGCGCGTCAAGTATGATGGCCAGCGTTTGAGGCTTGATGATTCTGTCCTTGGGTAACTGCTTCAGCTTGTCTCTGAAACGTAATGGGTTCATGGCGTTGCCAGTTCCTCGTTCAGTATGCGTTTGATGCGCGCTCCATACTTGGCCTTGATGCGAGCCAAGTTCTCCGGTGTGGCTGGCACCCCACGCCAGATCAACCATTCGTCTTCAGGTGTGTCATCCAGCTTGATGGCGATGCCCTTCTTCGCCGTCTTGCGAAGCCAACGGTCGTTGATAATCCTTTGCACTTCCATGCTGAACCACAGGTCCGAGTTCATCTTCAACTCCGGCAGCTTGTCGAAGCCTGACTCCACTGGTGGCAGCGTGACAACCCATGCCTCGAACTGATCCCTCACCGCCTTGTCAGTCCATTTAGGCCAGTTGCGTCCGCCCCGCCCCTCGTTCCTCACCTCTCCCACCTTGCGCCCGTCGTAGTAGATGGACGCACTAAAGCATTCAGTTTCCTCCGACATGTCGGGGTGATGCTTCAAGTTTTTCAATTCAATCTTCATAAGTTTTACTGTTGGTTGTTTATGCTGGCACCGGCAGCAGATACGTAGTGCATCCACCCTCGCATCGCATCGGCACGAGGAAATCCTGGTGCCACCTGACTGTCTCTGAATACGGAATGGTCAGGACTTTTCGGCCTGACAAGTCGCGCCCCGTGTATTTCGCGCACGCCCCAGCGCACTCGATGCAGACGAGTCGCCCGTTGTCCGCTGCGTATATGACGCCCGGCTTAAGCTTGGGCTTGGGTCGCTTCATGATTCATACATGCGTGGATGGTTGCTACGTTAATGAGCTTGCCGTCTGGCAGCTCGAACAACTGCGAGCTAGTGAATGCCCGCCACTTGCGTCCGTTCACGGAGACTGTCCCCTCAAGGACATACCCCTCCTGACGTGGTGCCGACAGTGTGCGGATGCCGTAGGCTTTCGCGCTCGTCACGCTGGAATACTCACCCCACTCGCATGACATGCACACTGCCTTGTATGACACGGGTATCTGCCACATGCCGCGAGTCACCATCTTTCCGCGTGCTTCTCCCTTGCCTATTTCTTCCGTCGTCACCCCGAGCGCGACGAGTTCAGTGTATGTGATTGGGAATGCTCCAGCCGGAGGATTTACCCAGTGTTTGAGTTGGTTTTGTTTCATAAGGTTACGTGATTCACTTCAGGTTTGGTCATCTGCCACCGTGTCAGTGCAACGATGGAACTGGGTGCGGATGAGATGTCTAGCATCCGCTCTGTCATGTCCGTGTGATGCCAGAAGAACTCCCGTGCTCCATCGAATACGATTGTCCGGTCAGGCTCACACTTGAGCAGCGCATTCGGCATGAGATGATCCACCCCTGCATTCGCGCGGAAGATGGCAGCCCCTACGCACTGAGGTTTGGAGTAGTCTGTCTTCCAGTTCGGGTCGTTGAAGCCGGAGTGTGCATGGCACGGCAGCCAGAAAGGACCATGCACTTGGCCGATGAATACGTGAGCTGGAGATCCGCCGAGCTTGCCCGGCGGGCAGGCACGGGTGAACGGGCAGTTAGGGCAGGGTTTCATACGTCAAACCTCATCTCCGCCATCTCTTGAGAGAGAAGCTTGTGCTCCGCCGCATCGGTGGAGTCAGGGTCGGGGTCGGACAGGTTGAGTTCAACGACCTCGATCCCCTTGAGGAGATTGGTCGGAATGAGCAGTCGCACTTCAGCGTTGTTGCGGTCAGTGCAGACGTAGATTGTGGATTCAGTGTCGAGTTTCATATCATTCCTCCTGTTGCCTTGGCGATGGCGGCGCGGGCTTGTGACCAAACTTCCTGTGTCTCCTCGTCTGCGCTGTTGTAGATTGCGCTCAACGCTTCCAGCAACTCAGGTGCTGCACAGATAAGGCGGACATCGGCAAGTCCTTGGGCGGTCCATGTATGTGGCACGTCGCAGATGCGGTGTTTAATCGAGGGTGAACCGGGGCCGAACGTGCCGGGGTTGAACGTGTGGGAAATCCGCCAATCAGACGAGTATTCACCACTCTCGATCAACTCCATGCCCCACGGTGCAGGTGTGTATGCAGGGGTGTATGCAGGGGTGTGCTGTGTCTTCACAGTGTTTCTCTTGTTGCTTTTCTTCATAGTGTTTCTCCTGTTGCCTTAGCGATGGCGGCGACGGCACGGCACGGGATGCAGCTCCAATCCTCAGTGCAGCGGCACGGCTTCTCGCTGATTCGTTTCAGCAGTAGCTCGGTAGTTTCCTGCTCTCTCTTTTGCAGTGCGCACTCGGCGTGCTGCCTGAACAGGCGGGTGTAGTCGCTCGCCTTGCCGCCGTGCTTGGCTGCCCGTTCCTGAGCGGACGGGACCAGCGTAATGGGTTGATTGCAGATGGTGCAGTTCATACTGCATCCCGTCCATGCGGCATACGCGCCGGCATTGGGCGCGGACCTGATGCGCCGATGGGGAACTTGTAGTTGACCGGTTCGTCCGGCGTTTCAGTAGCACGCGAGGACAGTGGCTCGGTCCAGCGTGAGAGCAGCTCATCACCGGCTCGTTCTGCCTCTGCGGCAGTGGCGAAGCGCAATGCGTTGCTACCCCATTTTCCCTTGGGTATTTCGTATTCAGTTTTCCAGCTCATAAGTTTCTGTCTTTCTTACCGGCAGGTTTAATGAAGTACGCAGTCCTTGCCGGATTAGGTGCGTACGGTTTCGCCTTCACGACGACACCTGATGGCGTCACGCAGAGGCGGAGATTCTGGGGCGTGTCGCAGAGTGCAAGCATCAGCCTGCTCCCGTGCGTGTAGGCGTAGCCTGGCCCTGATGACCACTGCCTGGATGATTTAATCAGCATACTCCTCCTATGTCTGGCGACACGGCATACGCTGCGTCACCGTAGTCGCTGCCGTTCCCGGCTGTTCGAGGCGTGAACATGCGCGCCTCAATTGTTCGGCAACGGTGGCATACGTAGCCATTGTGCCAGCAGAAGGCAGGCTTGCCGCAAAGGCAGACCTTACCCGTCATGACTTTCCGGAAGTCCAGCGTGCGGACCCGGACGCGTGCTTTCGTGCTCGTGCTCATCTCATTACGATGGCGTACACGAATGCACCCAGCACGATGAGCGCGCCGATGAGTTCAAGGATGGTGGTTAGGATGGTTTTCATGATGGTTTACATGTGTCCTGCGGTAATAAACAGGTTGTGAAAACGTGGAGAAATACCGTAACGATCAGTCAGTAGCTTTTTGGCCTCCTTTTTCGTGGGCAACGTAGCGATGTTTACCCAAGTGTTGTTATCGCGGTCGTCTTTACATTCGGGGTTGGGCAGGTCCACCCAATAGCAAGGTTTTGGTTTCATAACGTCTCCACTGAAGCGGACCCGTCAGACCAGTAGGTGGTGATCTGACGACTCGTGATTTCACACCGTAGTATGTAGCGTTTCATTGTGTTTGGTTTAGAGGATTTCACGCGGGATATGTCCCGTCCGCCCGGCGGGCGTATTCCGGCGTGTTGGGCCGAGGCGGGGTTGGTTGCCCCGCCTCGTCCGTGATGGACGAGACCCACGGATAACGGCCCGTGGCCCACCGGAGGATGGAAAACCTCACCCGGTATATGTCCCCGCAGGGGAGGACGGTTCTTGTTCCAAAGATGGCGAGTTTCATGGCTTTATTGTGTGTTCTCCTTTACACGATCACGCGCTCACGCTCAGGCGTGGTTTTGTACCACCTATCTCCGTCAAGGTTGCTGCCTACGCAGTTCCTTGCGTAGGTCAGCAGCACGTCCCCGCGCTGCACCGTCGCGGCACCTGCCGCCGTCGCCGTCTCGCCGCGACGCTCCCAGCCGGTAGGGGCTGAGTTTTGCCTATGACTCTTGGAAGATCGGCAGACTTCCGTACCGTCCCGCACCACCTTCGCGACCGTCCCGCACCAGTCGCTTCCGCTTAGGCACCCGTCCCAGCTTTTGCTTTTCGACGACGCTACCACCCGCAGGGCTTGCGCCCTCGTGACGGCCACACCTGTGGCCAGCAACCTCTGTCTCGTTTTCTCTTTCATGTGTTGTGTTCTCCTGTTGTCCCGTGCGTGATTGCACGGGGAAAGTAAAAGGGGGGTCGCTAAATGTTGCCGTCCCGAACAGCGCAATCCACGAAGACGTTCCGGCATTTGATACTAAGCCAGCAAACGTCATAGTAATCGGCCATTATTTCAGCCGATTCAAAGGTATCGCTGACAACTTCAAATCCATCCTCAGTAATGAAGTAGTATTCCTTTTCCATAAAGTAAAAGGGGCGGACCCGGCAAAGCTGACTCGTCAGCCATAAACCAGACCCGCCCCGTCAAAGTTTTCGCAGTCCTTCGACATATAGACGTGCGCCTCCGAGGTCTTCGGAGAGTGAATGCTTCCTCTGCGTGGTCGCGGGTACGTGTCCGTATCCCTTCTGTGTTCCGCCACTGAACAGCGTGCTTGTCGCCACCCGGCTCTTGCTTCCGCTTTACATGCAATCCCGTTGGCACTTGCCAGACGCGCCAAGAGCACACTCAAGACCTGGACCCGGCGTAAAGCCTGGTTCTGGTGGTGCATCGTATGGGCACAATCCTCCCGTCATTGCATAACCATCCGCCTGTTAACGCTGCGATGGGGAATCCTGAGCAGGCCAGCATCGGAAAGAGGGGAGCGGTTCAACGTGCAACTCTCCCGTCATCCAGCCCGAACGAAAACTTCAACTCATGCTTGGCATCTCTCCTGTCATGAGGCGTCATGGACTAAGACGGGCTTGCACCCGTCAGGACTTTCCGGCCTGAGATAGATCTCTGGCGTGGTAAATCCCCATGAATAAAAAAATCGGCACAATCCGCCAGCGTCTCACGACGGTGGTGATCTATTGCGATCCTCTTTTTGCTGTGGACTCTTCTCTTCCCCTAGTCTTTCGACTAGGGGAAGCACTGAACCGATACCGACTAGGCGACCGTCGGCGTGACCGTCGGCACCTTGACCGTTCCATTGCGCTTGGTGACCGTCGGCGTGACCGTCGGCGTGACCGTCGGCGTGACCGTCGGCACCGCCGGAACCTTCGCGAACTTGCAAACCCATTGCTTCAATTCGGAAGGCAACGTGTCGATCGACAACCCGCCATGCGGGTTTCCGCATTTCTTGAAGTGGCTTTGAATGCTGTCGTTCCACTTGATGAATTCAAGCGGATGCGTCGTCTTGGCGGCATACTCAATCGGGATTTGCTCTTTCCACTGAAGGTCTTTTACCTTCAGTTCACCGCTTGCCGAATACGAACGCCCACCTTTGAACGCACTGCGCTTGGCTTCGCCCTCAAGTCCCGTTGACTTGTTGGCTTCTGACTGCACGGCGTTGACGATCCTCGCGATGTCCAATCCCGCTTCAGCGAGCATGGAGTTTACGAAGTAATTGAATGCGATAACTGTCTTCATGGTGTTGTGCTTTCTCTTTTGCTTCCTGCCGTCCACCGTCCTCCGTTTCAACGTAGGTTGACCGGAGCGTGAACATTCCAAGCGGGGAAGAGAAGAGCCCACTAGCTTTGCAGATTTCACTGACGGGCGACGCGAAACGGGAGGGAGCCGTAGCTCAGACCGATTAGGCTGTGAACACCGTTAACTTGGCCGAGGGCTACTATCGCGAGGGGAACCGTAGTTCCCCGCTGTTCAGTCGTATGATAGGTTCATTCCAAAGGATTTACGCGGAGCTACTTTAGGTAGACGCGCGAACTGTGCCGACGCTAGGCGATTTCACTGACTTGGTTACGCTGCCACTTCTGGCAGGCGTTCACTTGCCGCTATATCTGCAATCTGAGCTTTCGAAGAACAAGGTGCGGATGAACCGCACCAGAGAGGGGACTGTCCCACACCACGCGACGTCATGCAACATGTTTCTCCAATTTGTTTCAGGGGAGGGAGGGAGGCGTCCAGCTGGCGTCCATGGACGGGCTGACACAAGGGGACAGGATGCGGAAATGAGGCGTTTAAAGCGTAACCAAGCGCGGGAGAATGAGGGAAGGAAGGGGAGCGCAACGAGGGGAGAAATTGGCCGAGCTTTCCAATTTTCGCGACCCCTCGATCCCAGGGTTGTTACGTATGCGTATTATACGTATGCGTATCAAATCGAATGCGTCCGCTGGGCTTGCTAGCATCCGCCTGTTGGTCAGCGGTCAATCCGGCTAGCTCGCCGTCTCGGCACCATCGACGGCGGAGCGGACGCCAGTTCAGGCCGGAAACCCTCGCGTGCGCGTGCGCGTGCGCCGGGGCGCACGCACGCACGGGGGCGCGCGGGGGCACGCACCCCCTCTCGTATAGAGTTAATACAGACCCCTTCTCTACTCTGGCCACTTCCCAAACCATGAACCATCCACGCGCATTCCATTAGGAATACATCCAAGCGTTCTGGTATCTCATGGACCTCCATTCAAACATGTCATTTTAAAGGTCTCCCCTGTACCCCTCTAAAGTACTAACAGAAGTACAGACTCAGATACACTGTAGCTTGTTAACAAATCGTTACTGCCGTTACACAGCGTTACATTTAGTTACAAATAGATGTTGACGGAGTGACCGGAGTCATGAAGAATCTCTCCCATGAGCCAGCTTTACGCCCGTGTCTTCTCCCAGATTCTGGACTCCTCCATTGCCGAGGACTTCGAGGTGCGCCACGTCTTTGAAGACTTCCTGAAGGTCTGCACTACCGGCGAGCATGGAGGCATCGTTGACATTACCCGTCACGCTCTGGCGAGGAAGTTTAACGTCCCCCTCGACAAGCTCAACAGAGCCATTGAGAAGCTGGAGGCTCCAGACGATAGCAGCCGCAATCCAGACAACGGAGGAAGGCGCATCGCAAGGCTGGACAACCATCGTGACTGGGGGTGGCAGATACTCAACTGGAAGGAATACGATCAGGTCCGCAGCAGGGCGGAGGCTACCGCCAGGGTGGCCAAGCATCGGGCAAGCAAGAAGGACCAAGACCCTGCTCCACCACCAAAAGACCCTTCGTCTGAGATTCCAGCGATGGTGTCCAAGCTCCGTGAGCAGGCTGAAGCGATATACGAATCCTACCCGAAGAAGGTGGGGAAGCCGAAGGCTATCACCTCAATCCTGTCAGCGTTGGAGCAATTCGACTTTGACCTGATTCTCTCCAGAACTGCCCTGTATGCGAAGTCTCGGGCTGGCGAGGATCCGCAATACACCGCGCATCCGTCCACATGGTTCAACCAGCACCGGTTCAATGACGACCCGTCCACATTTAAGTCATCCAAGCCAAATGGACACGACCGAAACGCCGGCACGCTCAATGCCAACAGGGGAGACGAGGCAAGCCGGCATCAAAAGAGGCTTCAGGATGCCAGCATTGCGGAGACTGAAAGATGGTACGAGGAAGCGGAATTACGAAAGACACAACAACCCAACCAAACCACATGACACCCGAACACCAACTGAGCAAAGAAGACCTTGACCGCTGGATCGACATCTTCCGGTTCAAGATAACTGGAACCAAGGAGGAGCAGAAGCAGCTCCGGCAACTGGCAAAGGAGTGCGTCCGGTTCATCGATGACATCAGGACCGGACAGAAGCCACGGTGGTTGGTGCTGCTTGGCCCTTCCGGATGCGGGAAGACGTTCCTCGCGCGCACCATCTGGGACTGGTACAAGCAGTCTCCTCACTGGAGGGAACAGTTCACTGACGGCCTGAACCCTGGTCGGTTCTGTGACTGGCCTGACGTAGCATGGCACCTTCAGCAGAACGAGTGGACCGGGATGCTGGATGACATCGCTCAGGAGCGTGTCGTTGTCATCGACGAGATTGGTGCCGACCGGGACAAGAATGGACATGTCCGGGACTGCCTCGCTCGCCTGTGCTCAAAGCGTGTCGGGAAGTGGACCGTGGTTACGAGCAACCGAAGCCTTCAGGAAATCGGGGCTCAGGTAGACGAGCGCGTCAGCAGCCGGATGCAGCGGGATGGCTCCGTGGTGGTGGAGCTGAATGTCAGGGATTACTTTGTGAGGAAATGAAACACCAGAAACCACAAACGATATTCAATCGCATCCGCATGTTTATCGGAAATATCACTGGTGCAGCGAATCGGGATTGCCGAAAGAACCACAAGGCGTTTCACTCGGTTCATAATCCGCCACACCCGCAGCTCCCGATCATAGTATGCAGCCATTGCGGAAGGAACCATCGGAGATCTCCAAATTGAAATTTATCATACGCTTTGCGAGGTTCGTCCAGTCGGCATCAAACAGCCCAATGCGGCTGATGCTTCGGGTTCTCCGATTGCGCCACGGCAATGGGTGTTTTTTTCACCGCAGCGTTAAGTGGTCACTGGCTACGCTCGACCGGATACACATCGGGTCACTCGTTGGAATTCATAGAGGTTGCTCCGTGTTCATTCCGATCCATGCAAGGTCAGGGTCTATCACAATTGGGGACGGTGTATCAATCGGCGACGGAACCAGGCTTTACGCAGAAGGTCCAATGTGGATCGGTGACGGCTGTTTAATCAGTACCAACGTGTTCATTTCCGACTCGTCCCACAACCTTGAGCCACATCATCGCTTCGTCTCCCGCAGTGGGATGTCGTTTCGCAAGGCTGTGTTTGTTGGAGAGAACTGCTTCATCGGACGAAACTCAATCCTGCTACCGGGTGTGCGGCTTGGAAGCAACTGCACGGTAGGTGCGAACTGCATAGTGCGTGGATACTTCCCGGACGGAAGCACGATAGTCAGCCCTCTTGCGGAAAAATTATGACTCCAATTATGATGCTAGCTTACATTCTGTTAGGTGCAGTGTTTGGTTTTGTGTTTGCGCTTCTAATGCTGTGGATTGAGCAGCTCGGAGGAATCGCGCAGAATAAGTCGATGCGCAATGAGCTGAATCGAATGAGGGCTGAACAGAAAAAATCCCTCCGCACACAAGGCGCAGAGGGATCGTGTTCGACGGCTTCCGTTAAGGAGTCGGAGCCTTCTTCTCCGTCTTGAAACCGCACGTCTTCACGTACTCCTTAACGGATTCCTCAACCCAACCCTTCCATGCAGTTGCTACTCCAGTGGCGTGCTTGACGACGCCCTCCTCAATTTCGATTGTCCCAAGATCACGAAGCCCCGTCTTGTCGCGAATGATGAGTGTCATATTTTATGCTCCTGAAATTACCATGCCTGAGAATTCCTTCTTGGTCGTTGTCCCGATCTCAGCGGAGCGCATCATGTCAGACGGTGCCTCTGCAATGATTGGATACGACATTGAGTCGAACGGATGCTTGTGGTCGTCACGCTTCACGTAATGAGACGCCGTGTGAGGATCGCTCCGAAGATTCGTCAGCATCGCGCGCGTCGCTGTAAGTTGTGCGGAGATGTGCAACCGCTTCTCGTAAAGGAACTGCCAGACAAGCTTCACCTTGTCTCGGTTCGAGTCCTTGTATTTCGGTGCAGCGTTAAGGACGATCTGGCCATCGCTCGCCTCGTACGTGATGGCAGCGTCACTCTTCTCCGCTGACGCCCGGTCGCTGAATGCAGAGGTGTCGGACCAGTGACGCCAGTTCAACTTGATGTTGCACTTCTTGAGCTGCCAGTTGTTCCAGTGCTCAATCTTTTCCAAGCAGATTTCGGTGAACTCTCGGATCGACTTGTAGGTCCGGATCACGACGAACTCATCAATCACGGAGAACGCGATGATCTGGCGCTTCGTGACTGGATGCTCGGTGATAATCTTCTCCATGATGTGGAACGAGTGGTTCTTGCTCTCACCCATATCCCACCCACCGATGAGCGTTGTGCATCCAGGTGTTGGAACCATGATCTCCCAGTCCTCTTCCGCGCAGTCCACATTTCCGAGGACGTGCTCTGATTCGTCATACACGTCAGAGAAGTGACCGTCGGTGATGTCCTGCTCCCACAGGCCGAGGATGAATCGGTTGAACAGCGCCTTGCGCTTCTTGTAGCGCGTCTCGATTTCACGCCGCTCGCGAGGATCGAGCTGCGGGTTGTCGTCAAGGTTCACCAAGATCCGATGAAGTCCGTCTTGGAAAATCTTGTCGTCGTCATCCTTCAGCACGGAATCTTTGAACTTGAACCACTTGTCATGGATCCAGTTGTTCGTTCCAGTGTCCGGAGGATTGCAGTCGCAGATGATCTGGTGCTCCTCATACTTCACGTTCGGCCACATGCGCAGCGCGTCGCAGAAGATGTCGAATGCGTGCTCGTCGCAATACTGGTCGAACTCCGACAGCCAGAACATCGAATACGCCGGACCCTTGAACTTCGCCTCAACCTCCGTCGAGTGTTCCAGGGAGTGACACTGAATCTCGGAGATGGTTCCGTGCCGGTTGCGTATCCGGACGAAGCTCATCTTGGAATCACCGGTCGTCTTCGGTCCTTCGGTGATCGTAAATCCGTGGCACCCCTGAGCCCACATCTTCAGCATTCGATCCAGCAGAACCCACACGCCGGCTGACTTGGCGTTCTTGATGGTCTTCGTGACGATGGCGACCATCGCCCCGTTCACGTCGAACGCATGGCGGATTACCTTCTGGAGAATCGCAAATGTCTTGCCGGACTTACGCGGCCCGTGGATGAGCAGGTAGCGGTGGTAATCGCTGAATATCTCAAACTGCTTCTGGTTGAGAGGGGGATACCAAGCCCCGTCCGTATCGTATATGAAACCGCTTTCAGGATTGACTTTGATTGGCACGATTGAGGTTGCGGGGAGGGCAGTTAGATGTTCAAGTTCAAAACGTATGGCTTCAACAATTGTTTTCGACATGGCGGACCCTGGCGTCAAAAAGATGGTGGACGGCTGGGCGGACTCGACGGAATACGAGCTGACGGTCAAGGTGAAGACCGGCGTCGGCCCAAAGCGAAATGTGGCTGATGTCACATCCGCAGAGGTGGAGGGCACTGAGGATGAAGCTGCCGACACTGAAACCGAGACGGAGCCAGCGACTGCCGAGGCGGAACCGGAAGAGGCGATGAAGCCGGCGTCGAAGCCTGCTGCAACCTACAAGTAATTGTGGCCGCGCCAATCCACAGGCTTGTAACCGAGCACGGGCTTGATCCTGCAAGCCTTAAGAAAGCGTTCGACTCGGACACCTTGGTCAAACGGCCAAAGGTGAAGAAGCTGGTGGACGACATCGGCAGCATCATCCGAGACGGCATTGGCAGGAACCGGCAGGACTACCGATTGTTCAAGGCGATGGACTGGGCCTATGACGCTCCGTTCTACCAGGTGTCCTACACGCAGCTTCGCGGACTCCTGAGCAGCAAGCCGGACGACAAGAAGGTGCTGGAGACGGTGAACAGTTGGGGTCTGTCCCACCTGCTTCCGGACATCACGGAGAACGGGAAGACGTGCTGCAACGCGGATGGCAGCCCGAAAAAGGCGATCAACATCCCGGTCTTCTTCAACATCTTCGTCCCGATTGTCATGGCCTACATCGGCATTCGATGGGCAAAGCTTTTCAACGACCGGAACCAGACCCCACATTTCAAGTATGAGCCGGTGCAGTTCACGAAGGAGAACAGGATTCGGGCAGAGGTTCTGACCCAAGTCATCGAGAAGCAGTCCACATGGTTTGACTACCCGTCCGATACCAAGCAGACAATTCTCCAGACCTTGCTCTACGGGTTCTGCATCAACTTCCCGCGTGAGGCGTGGTTCTCGGAGAAGCAGGAGGACGAGGGAGGCAAGGAGACGATTGTTCGCGAGGGGCTCCGGTTCAACATCCCCCATCCATCCCGCATCTACTACGATTTGTATCACAGGCTCTCGACGCTGAACTCGAATTCGGGCTGCGAATACGCCGGATACTGGGAGCTATGCCGATACGACAAAATCCACGACAACGACCTGTATTGGAACAAGGACAAGATAACGCTGGGATCCCTGTCGTGGTTCGACCTGGGGAAAAGCGACTTCTTGGAGCAAGTGTTTCCTTGTGCGATGTCGTTTCCGAGCCGGGATGGCTCTGGTGGAGTTGGCGCGTTGGACAGGGAATCGGAGGCCGCAAGGTATTACGGAAAGGGTGACTTCAATGCGTCCACGTTGGTCACTCAGCACTTCCAGCGAATCGTCCCCAAGGACTACGGGCTCGGAACCTACGAGCACCCTGTCTGGTTCCGGTTCGTGTTCGCTTCCGACAGCACGGTCATCTGGGCGGAGCCTCTGGCGTTCGATGTCATACCGACTTACGCATTCGATGCCGACTTCAACCGGGCTCGCCACCGCTCGCTGGCCTTGGAGATCATCCCGTTTCAGGATCACGTCAGCAATCTCCTGACGAACTGGATTGCGGCCACCAAGGAGAACCTTCAGAACCCCATCTTCTACGATGCCGAGAAGATCCCGGTCGAATACCTGAACAAGCTTGAGAACTTGGGCTTCAAGATGGTCGGCTCGCGGGTGTACATCCCCTACAACAGCACGGTCAACTACCGGACCAAGACAGACCAGCGTGAGGCGTTCCATACCCCCCAGCTAACCCACCACAACACGGGTGAACTGGCGACTTTGATCGCTGGCGTGCTGAACATGCTCGACCGAATCATGCAGTTGTCCCCGCAGGAGATTGGTCAGGCCGCAAGCCATGAGCAGAGCGCAGCGGAGAGCCGCATCATCGCAGGCAACACCTCGACGCGCGTGGCGTTCACCGGTTCGTTCATCGACTCCGGCGACTACGCCAAGAAGAAGATGCTTTACGACGCCACGATGGCGTACGCGGACGACGACATCACCGTAGGGGTCACGTCGGCATGGGCTGCCACCGAAGATGAGTTCAAGAAGCTGATGGAGAAGGTAGGGCTTACCATTTCGGACGACAGCGCATACAACGCTCAGAGCCCTGACAGTATGCACGTAGCCACAGCCAAGAAGTCCGCAATGGAGCTGGAATCGTTCGCCTCCAAGCGAGACGGACAGGACCGCATCGACAATCCTGGTATCGCGGACGCCATGAGTAAGGTGTTCTCGGCTGTTGCCGGAAACCCTGTCATCATTCAGTCCATCGGCGCACCTCAGCTCATTGACTTGCTGAACCAGATCATCCAAACCAGCGGGCTCCCGAAGGAATTCAAGCTTCGAGGCACGGCTATCAAGCCGGAATCCAATCCGGAGGAGCAGGCAGGCCAGATGTCCGAGATGCTCAAGCAGGTAGCCGAGCAAATGAAGCAACTGGTAGCTCAATCACAGCAGCAGACGATTGAGGCAGCCGGCCAGCAGACGCAGCAGATAGTCGGGCAGGCCATGCAGGGCATCGCGCAGCAGGTTGAGCCGCTTGCTCAGGTCGTTCAGCAGACGGCTGAGGCTACACAGGCGCAGGCGCAGCAGATTGCCGCTCTCGGTGAAGCCATGCAGCAGTTGACGGTTGCGGTTGAGCAGTCGCAGCAGCCGGCACCGATGATGCAGCCCATGATGGATCCGGAGAACGCCCTGTTCTGACGGCATTCTCCTGATTGGAGTTGCTGACACCTCTTATGCCCGCCACAATCATCCCATCCCGCATCCCCGTTGACGCCGATCAGCGGGGACTCCTCGCGAACTTGTTCGCATCACCTGGATTATCACTTCTCAAGGAGGTGCTCGGCGCACGCTGCATCGAATCGCAGGTGGCAGCCATGAATGCGTCCCTGTATCTGAGTGATAACGAGACAGCAAAGAAGGACTTTGAGATTCAGAGAAAGCAGGCCGAGCTATACAGCGCGGTGCTGGATGTGCTTGACGACATTGGGCAAAAGGAGGACGAATGGTTCACAGTGAAACTTGAACCACGTCGGTAACGCCCAATTATGCCAATCGAATCCGCCCCGGTAGCTCCAGCCCCGCAGCTACCACCCGAAGCCCAACAGCCACCCCAAGCACCCCAGCCGCCAGCCCCTCAGTCCGCCATGCAGCGCATGGAAAGCGACCCGAACCTGGCAATGGACGCCTTGATCGCCCGGCGCAGGTCCAAAAAGGAGGCTGAATCCACCCCGAAAGCGGTCGAAACCCCTGAAAAACCAGCGGAATCAGGGGCTGAAACACCCCCATCTGACAGGCCGAAGCTCGGTGACTTGATTGCGAAAGCCCTCAAATTCACCCCCAAACCGGAGGAAAAGAAGGCTGAAGCCCCAGTCGTTGCCGCTCCGACGGAAGACAAGCCGGCCAAGACCATTGTTTCCAAGAAGAAGCCAGCACCAGAGCCAATCGACACCGGTAAGTTGGTCAGCGATGCGGCGACGGCGGCGACGGCGGCTGCCGTGCGAGCCATGCAGCCATCCGTCCAGCGCAATGAGCCTGCCCCGGTTAAGCTGGAAGACTCGCTGAAGGAAGACGACCGGCGGGAATACCTGACGGCAAAGCACCTGAGCGAGACGAACCCGAAATTTAAGGGTGCCGAGAAGATCGTCTTGGACCACATCAAGAAGTCCGAGGATTACGCATCACGCTGGGAAGAATCAAATCCAGGAAGGGTGTTCAGTCCGGACGATGATGAGCATGACACGTTTTACGAGGCTTTGGAAAAGCCTTGGTCAGACCGAGAGTTCCGAGACGCCGAGATTGAAATCAAGGCGGAGGAGATTGTCGAACGAAAGCTCAGGGGATCGAATGCAAAATTCAAGGAACTTGAACGCGACAGTGCGCGGATCGAGCTGGCACCAACAGTTGATCGCGCATTCACATCCGCAGCCGGACTGCTCGCCAGGTCCGTCGGTGAAGATGTCCACGAAAGAATCACGAAGGGCGGGTTCTCCAAGCTTGAGGAAGAGGATCCCATCACGGCAGAGGTGCTGACCCACACGCTTGGGCCACTTCAGCCAATCATCGAGACGATTATTCAGCTCGACGACCCGCGTGGCAGGTTCGCCATTGACCCGAACAACCCGCTTCACCAGAAGTGGAACGAAATCCTGATTGATGGCGAGGCCCGGTGCGCTGGCCGCACGGATGAATCTGGAAAGATGTTCGCGTCGCGGGCCGACTTCGGAAGAATGAACGCAGCGCAGCGCGAGAAGCACTGGTACCTGACGCCGGATCACCTCGTCTCTGGAGTTGTGGATTTCGCAGCAAAAACCGCAGCGCAAATCATCAAGACGGAAAAAGATCGCTACAAAAAGATTGCCGAGTCGATGGGTTTCGTGCCGAGGACTGCGGCAGCAGCAGGTTCGTCAAAGTCGGATGCGACAAAGGCAGCACAAGGGGTTCAGGCCGCAGCACCCCAAGCTCAAGCCGTAAAGCCGGTGTCTCCTTCAGTTGGTAGTGGTGCTCCAATCGACGCAAAAGGAGAAGCACCGAAAGGTGGAAGGGCAGTTTTGATGGACGCTTTCTCAAAAACGCTGTTCGGCAGATAAATCGAGATACATTGGTTTCAGGCCATACCTGGTAATTATTCCAGATTGGCCGTGAAACCAAATGGCGATTAGCGCAAATATCTTCGAGAAATGCCTGCCGGCCATCGGCAACAACGTGAACGAATGCGGTGCGGTCACGCTCTGTAGTGTTGTCACCGCAGAGTCTGACGAACTGTCTTCGATCTTCACTGATGGCTCCGGTAACTTCCGGGATCTTCATGCGCTGCTCGCAACCCAGTTCGAGATCAAGGCGTGCGGTGCCAAGACCAATGGCCTGTATGACTTCCTGATGTCGAACAAGCGGATGCTTGGCAACAAGAAGATTGTCACGCCGCTCGGGCCGGGCAACTCCGAGATTGCCCCGTTCATCATGGCCAGCCAGCACTCCGTCATCAACGCGGAGTATTGGAGCCTGAAGAACTTGTTCGTGGCGGGCGGTGTTTACACCATCCACGTCAACAGTCGCGCTTCCATTCCGATTGACGAACGCTGGTTCGTCCCCGGCATGACTATCTTCGTCAACGCCCGCAGCTCCGCAGGCACTGCTCTTCGTGGCGCATTCCTTATCACCGGTTCGCAGACATCGACCTTCAGTGGCGCTTCCACTGTACTCATCACTGCCACTGCGCAGAACGACACGCTCGGTTGGGTTGCGAAAGCTGCGTTCTCCGGGTTCTCCGGTGGTTCCCCGCTCAGTGCCGGTGTTGTCATCCGTGGTTCCGCGAACGTGCAGGACGTGGAACGCTGGTGCTACAATCGCCCGGCGCTAAACGACCGGAAGCATGTCCCGTTCTGGTGGGAGACTGACCGTTACACCATGTGTACCGACCAGCTCTACGAAGCGTGGTTCAAGCGCCTCCAAGACGGCAACGAGTACTTCAAGCTGTTCGGTGACGTGGATTCCACGCAGCGCAACAAGCAGCTCGGTGACGTGTTTCAGCGTGAGTGGCTGAACAAGTTCTTCTGGAACAAGCGCATCTCCACCAACCAGACTCTCGGTTCCTACCGCAGCCTGGCTGAAGTGGCCACCGTGTCCAACACCACGCAAGGGTTGTATGTGCCCGGCGAAGGTCGGTGCGTGGGCCGCAAGGCGAACGCCATCGGCGTTTACGAGCAGCTTGCCGAGTGCGGTCAGGTGTTCGACCTCCAGAACCAGCGCCTCAACTTGGTTGAGTTGTTCGAGAATCTCATCTACCCCATCTGGCGTGCGCGCGGCGACCAGGGTACCCCGAACGATACCATCGAGATCTTCACCGACTCGTATACCGCATCGCAGTTCCAGCGCGGCATGATCGAGTATTACGATACTCGCTCCGACGGTCTGGCTCGGTTCATGATCGACACCAAGCAGGTGATGAGCGGGAACATGGGCACTCTCGGATTCAACTTCGACGAGTACAAGCTCCAGTATCCGCAGGTGAAGCTCCGCATTGTCACGAACCCCTACTTCGATGACTTCGCGACGGCTCACTCGCTGGAAAGCATCGGTTCCTCCGGTCGCTTCCTCTGGATCCTGGACTTCACCAGCATCTATCCCGGCATCATCACGTCGAACTCGGTCAAGCACACGACTGGCGACCTTGAGAAGCTCGCCTCCGTGGACCGCGACTACGCTTGCGTCATGGCAAACCCGACGCAGGAGATTCAGTTGAACTCGCTGACTTGGACCGCCGTGGTTGAATGCCCGGCGACCAGCGCGATTGTTGAAAACTTCGACATCACCCAGATTCCTCGCGGTGATAGCGGTATCACGCCTTACACGGATTTGTACTCGGCGTAAGCTTTGGTTGGCGGTGATCGTGGCACAGCCCCGGAGTTGCGTCTTGCAACTCCGGGGTTTTTGGTTATGGATTAGTCATGCGTTACTTCCAGAAAGAAATACCAGACAGTGCAGTATTCGTGAACGGCTCCGCGATGAGGTTCGACATCCTTGAAACCAACGATGCGACACTCATTGCAGAACTGGACAAGTGTATCGCTCGCGGGATTGGCGGAGTGCTGTCAATCACGGAAGAGCAGTACGCCGAAGAGGCTAAAAAAAAAGCCGAACAGATCTCCTCCGGATTCAGCTCGAACAACAGGCCGCAGAGGCGGGAGCTGTCAGCCCACCAGTTGGGCGGGCTTCGTGCTGCGGGGGAAAACGGTAACACGCACGGTCAGTTCGCTGCACCGCAACAGCCGGAGCGCGCGCGCAACCAGCACGGGCTTGGGGCCATCCGCGAGCCCGCCAAAATGCCAGACCCAATCGAGGTTCCGACAAATGAGTCCTTTGCCGGAATGTTCACCAAGCCGCCTACGGCGAAGATGAAAGATTTACGAGCTGCGGTCTAATTCGTTATGCCAATCACATACCAAACCTTCGTCAACTTCCTCGCGGCAATTCAACCCTTGGTTGCGCCGGAAGATCTCGGCGAGGAGATGGAAGCTTACTTCCGCGCTCAGACCGGGTATGCGTTGGCAGACATTCAGACGATCATTCCGTGGTTCAGAGATTTCAACATCGAGGTAAAAACCAAGTCGGACGTGATAGAGTTCTGCGCTGCATCCATCTTTGATGGTCCCGTAGGCAAGGTCACTCAACTGCTGGCCTATTGGCCGGGGCTGGACTGCCGGAAGTATTACTACAAGCGCGTCAGCACGTCAGAGATGGACTGCTGGATTGAGCGCCAGAGGTGCGTGCAATGCACGTTCGATCCAGCTCCGACGAACATTTACGACACGCCTTACTGCAACTACCTGATCAGTGGGCAGACGGCCTGCGCATCCCCTTACCTGACGGCAACTGAAGACGACTGCCAGTTCAAGGGGCTTGATGATGACGACCGAATCTTTGCGGTTGGTCCTGACTACAAGATTTACGCAGGCCCGAGATTCCCGTGCGGATACAAGCTGCTCGTGCAGTGGCAGGGGATTAGACGGAACTGGGACGACAGCAACCTGGTCCCGGTTGACCAGCAGCTTCAGGAGGCTGTAATCAATTACGTCGAGGCGAAGATGGCAAAGAAGGAGCGGGACTTTGTGGCCAAGGCCCAATATGAATCCGACTACGCGGCCAGCCTCCGGATGCTGAAGTATCGATATCACGACGAGCAGGACACCCAGCCAAAGCGGGACTGCTCCGCTGCGGTTGGTCAAATGATGTCTGAGCTGTCCCCGCTTTACGGAACCGCAGTCTAACGAATACGCACATGGCTACAAATCCAGTAACACCGTCTCAGTTCTGCGATGCTGTTCCAGCCGCGAACGCAGATTTCTGCACGCGGTTCAGCAAGTTCCTCAATGTCCCGCAGCTACTCTGCGACTTGTTCGGATGGATGCTGAACGCGGATGGAACCGTAAGCGACGACTTCAAGTCAGAGGTGGCGCAGTTCACGGCTCCGACCGGAACAGTGGTGATGTCGCTCACGCTAAACATGGGCACTGCATGGATCCTTGCTGACGGCAGCGAGGTTTCGAGAACGACCTACGCCGACCTGTACGCGCAGATTGGAACGAGATACGGAGCGGGAAACGGAACGACCACCTTCACGCTTCCCGACCTTCGTAGCCGTTCACCAATCGGTGCCGGCCAGGGGTCAGGGCTAACGAACCGGGACATCGCAACCCTGTCCGTCGGCGAAGAGCGGCACACGATGACGGAGGCTGAACTTGCAACACATCGTCACGCATACAGCACTGATGGCGGGCAGCAAATTCTAGTTCGGCAGACGATTGGAAGGGTTAACGACATCACTCAAGGGGGAAGCCTTGATTGGGCCTACGCAGATCCGATGGATACCACCGGAAGTTCAAGCCCGTTCAACGTGGTTCATCCTTGCTGGGTTGGTTACTACTTCATCAAGACGTAAGCCATGTCAGACTTCAAAACCATCCCGCTCAAGTCAATGGCCGGAGTGTTCAACACGCTGGCCAGCGCGGACGCAATTGGGTTTGGTAACTGGAGGATCGTAAAGAACGCAGTGAGCCGCTCAAGCAAGAGCCGGCAGCGCGGCGGAGGATGGCGAAGGCTGTTCGCGGATGCGGACATCTACAACAACCAAGACCTTCACGACCAGCTCACCGACCGGTTGTTCTACTACGAGGAGTTTGAAGATCGCGCGGTTGGAGGCGGAGGACTTGCGGGATACACGTATCCTTACTTCGCGGCATCATCTTCGATACCTGGTGCCGTGGTATTCCCTCCTGCATCTGGTCCATTCTGCCCGGTGTATGTTGGGAATTATCCGAGTGGCAACTTCAACGGCTGCCCGATCTTTTATCCGAGCGTTGGGTTTCCGTATATTCTAACGACGACAAACGTAAACTCAACCGGTGCTAGGTCGCATTGGAGGTTCAACGCTATCAATGGATCCGGAAAGACCGTTGACTCAATTAGCGGACTGGATCTCACATGCTTCGGAACGTCCGTTGTGTCCGGGTTGATAGGAAGCGGATTAAGCATACCAGCCGGAGACTACCTGAACGATGCTTCAGCTAGTGCGGTCCTGAGCACTGGTGACATCAGATTCGGATTCACGGGCTGGATATACCCAAGGAACCCAAGCGGGCCAGAGCAGCACATTCTTGGAATATGGGGGTCCGCTCCAGATAGGCAGTATCGGCTCTATATTTTTGGAGGCGTTCTGAATTTTGAGGTGTCTTCAAACGGAACACTGATTACGACGGTAACGAGTCCGACATCACTCACCTCAGACACTTGGGAGTTCTTTGCCTGCTGGCACGATCCGGTACTGAACACGATCAACGTCAAGCTGAACAATGGGACCACCACTTCAGCGGCTCATACGACCGGCGTTGACTCTACGTCTTCGGCTTCGTTCTACGTTGGGCTTGCCGAGTCCACGCTTGCGGCGAACCTGGATGCTATCGTTGACTCGTTCACGTATTTCAAAAACGCATTTCCTTCTGAAACAGATCTCGCCGGAATATACGCAGCCGGACTCGGTGTTGACTACCCGTTCACGAGCGATGTCTGCGACACTGGGTATCCGTTCTACTACGCTTACTCGTTCCTCTACACGTCCTGCCCTACCACCTACCCTGACACCCCGGTAGCCGGGTATCCCTACGGAACCGGAACCCCATTCTACGGAACCCGCTTCGACTACGATTACACCTACTGCGGGACTGGTGCGTATCAGCGAAACGGATGCCGCGAGGCAGTGACGATGCTCAACGAGGTGGTTGTCGCTTCGGGACGGAAGCTGATCGCGGCAACGATGAGCCGTGTGTATGAGCTGAACCAGAGCGCCGGCAACTGGAGGCTCTTGGCGGACGGGCTCGGGAACTCTGGCTACACCGTGAACCAGTGCGGGTGCAACTCCGTGCGCGGGATGTCGGCCACGCTTGGCAGCTACCTGATTTACACGAACAACTTCGATGCTCCGTCCATCTACACGCTCGGTGATGATGTGTCTGGGTGTGCATTGCAAGGACTCCAGACCATTACGGATCTTACTGCGCTCGGAGTAACCAAGGCCGGCGGCGTTGTCACATGGAAAGGGTTCACGATATTCTATGACATCACGGAAGACGGGGAACGCATGGGCGGAACAGTCCTATGGTCAGACCTCGACGACCCAAACTCGCTCATCGAAAGCGATACCAGTTTTGCGGGACGTGCAACGATTGCGATTGGGGAAACGATTCTTAATGCCGCGCCGTTGGGAAACTGGCTGATCATCTACACGGACAAATCCATCATCCGCGTGACGCTCGTCGGCGGTGAGGACGTGTTCAACTTCGAGAACATCTACAAGGGCGGCAACGCGCTGAAGTATAAGTTCTCCCTGATCAACTGCGGCGACCAGCACCTGTATCTTGGGGAGTCAGACATCTATGCGTTCACCCAGTTCGACACGAGGCCAATCAACTATGTTTGGATTACTGATGCTGCTGGTTTCATTTTCAATGGAATTGCTGAGACGGATGCTGAGTATGGCTCAATCAACAAGGATGCCTGCGATCTCGTCACCGGTGGATGGTCCGACGAAAAGCGGGAAGCCTGGCTCTCGTGGCCAACCGGGAGCAATACGTGTCCCAACGTCTCCCTGCGACTCAACCTCAAATACAACGCGGCGGACTTTGTGGATCACGGCTTCACCTCGTTCCTTACGTTCAGGGCAGATGATCGCCCAACGGTTGGACAGTGGATCGAGGACTTAGGAATCTGCGCGCGCGGAACCAAGGTGGCAGTCGGGCCGAAGGACGGATCGGTTTGCACTGGCGCAAGTGTTGCGGTATCCAACCCGCCGCTCTACATCCGGAACCCGACAGAGAACCCAGACCTACCTGTTCACGCGGACTCGCTGTGTGCTCGGTTGAGCGGGAAGACCATCGAGGACTACTGCCGTGACTGCGCGGTTAAGGCTACGTTCATCACGGCATCGGCGTCCGACTTCACACTGAAGCAGCAGGAGGATGACGTTTACTACCGCCAGATGCTTGGTGGAAACATTGGGGCATACGACGGCTACAGTTGCCACGGTGAGTTTTACCACAACGTCGGCTACGACACTGTGTTCCAAGAGGGCGCGAACGATTACAGGACGGATGACGAGAAGATGATCAAGATGATCGGAATCGAGGCGGAGCCGCTACCGCAAAGCAGCCCGTCTGATTTGGAATGCGAGATTGGATACGCATCTACCCCAAGCTGCTTTACATGGAAAACGATCAGGTCGCTGGAATTCGCCTGCCAGTCCAACAAGACGGCAGCGCAGCACATCGCGGACAAGACCCGGCCAGATGGCACGTTCTACTTTCCAACCTTTCGGCGAGGAAGGTTCTTGTCGGCGAGATTCAGGATATCCGGAATCGGTGGCGGCGGGACGTTCTCAGCCATGCAGAAAATGATCAAAGGCTGGGGCCAGGCGGACAGCCCTTAACGTATGGCTACGTCAAAAGAGTTATCCAGAATCAGCCTGAGAACCGATCAGGTTCTTGAGATTCATTTCGACAGATTACCAGAGCTACCTCCGGAGGCCGCAAAGCTTCCCGGTATGCAGACCTGGATCACCAACATGAAGCTCGTGAGGGAGCGTGACGTTCAGGCGTTCCACCGATTGGTGAACAACGTCTCCAGCATCAGCAGCAACATGAGGGTGGAGGTCAGGACTTCCGATCCTTCCAATCCTGTCACTGGACAAATCTGGCTGCGTGTGGACTTATAGGAATCATTATGGCTGACAAGAAAGATGGTGTATCAATCAAGGACAATGTGAAGATTGTCCTGAAGGGTCCGGACGGAAATGTGAAGCACTCATCGGTTCACAACACCGTAACCACAGCAGGCAAGCAGGGCGCAGCAGATCAGATTCTTGCAGCCCCATCGCTCTCAAAGCCCACCCACATGGCAATCGGAACAGGAGCCCCTGCGGCGACCTTGCTCGGGACGGAGCTGGATCGAAATGCCCTCACGTCAAAGCTTCGCTCCGGTGCGGTGGTTACGATGGTCGCGGACTGGGCGGCAGGCGACGGCACTGGCGCGATTACCGAGGCCGGACTGTTCGATATTGCCACGGTCAACACGGTCAATATGTGGGCCAGTGCGTCTTTTTCAGTGGTCAACAAGGCGGCTGCGGACACATTGCAGATAACATGGACTCTCACTTTCGCGTAAGGTATGGGCGCTACCGGAACAACGACAATTGACTTCGGTTCCTTTCCGGGAACCAGCGATGCGTCCATCGCGGTGACGGGGCAGGCGTCAATCATTGCGGGGTCATTGGTCGAGGCGTGGCTGCGGCCAGAGGCGACCGCCGACCACAGCGCGGACGAGCATGTCTTTGAAACGATCAGGG